GGTGGTCCAACCACGGCTGATCGCGCTAAGTACGGGAAAAATATGTCTCGCGCCATGAACCAGCGCGGTAGCGCACGGGGGAAGTGATGGCTACATATAGCATGAAGAAAGGCGGTAAGGAAGTTGGTCCTGCTTCGACATACGCAGAACCGCATACCATGACCGGCGCAGATATGGACATCGACGCGCATATCAAGGCTCACAACGCCAAAGATAATGTCAATGAACTCTGTATGAGCGTGAGCGGCTACAAGAGCAAGCTATATCCAGAACCCAAGACTTCTGGCATTAAGGTCCGTGGGACTGGCGCTGCTACTAAAGCTCTGATGGCTCGGGGTCCAATGGCATGACATACACCGAGTTGTGTACCAATATTCAGAGCATCACGGAGAATACGTTCTCCGCGTCTGAGTTGGCTATGTTCACGCAACAAGCGGAACAGAAAATATACAACACGGTTCAGGTTGCCAACCTTCGTAAAAACGTAACTGGCGTCACAAGCCCAGCCAACAAGTACTTGTCATGCCCGGATGATTTCCTGTCGCCTTACTCTATAGCGGTTATTGATGGGACCGGGGCGTACACGTTCTTGTTAAACAAAGACGTAAACTTTATCCGTGAAGCGTACCCCACGCCCACGAGCACAGGGCTACCCAAGTACTACGCTATTTTTGGGCCACTCTCAAGTAACGTAAACGAACTTTCGTTTTTGCTCGGGCCAACCCCCGATGCAGTTTACACAATGGAACTGCATTACTTCTACTACCCACCTTCGATTGTTACTGCTAGCACGTCTTGGCTTGGAGATAACTTTGATTCCGTTCTGCTTAACGGTGCGTTGATTGAAGCAATCCGCTTCATGAAAGGCGAAGCGGATATCATCCAGAACTACGAGAAACTGTATCTTCAGTCGATTCAGTTGCTCAAGCAGTTGGGTGATGGCAAGCAGCGTCAGGATGCGTACCGTGATGGTCAGTTTAGGCAAGCGGTGACCTGATGTCTATCATCCAGACTCAAACAACGAGCTTCAAAGCAGAGTTATATCAGGCAATCCACGACCTGACGACTGACACTTTGAAGATCGCGTTGTATACGAATAGTGCTACGCTCAACGAAACCACGACTGCTTACTCTGCCACTAACGAAATTACTGGTACGGGGTACACTGCTGGGGGTGTGACTATCACCGGAGTGACGGTCAATTCTTCTGGATACACAGCGTATGTCAGCTTCAACAACCCAAGCTGGACTTCCGCCTCGTTTACAACCCGTGCAGCTTTGATCTATAATTCCAGCAAGGCTAACCGTTCAATCGCTGTGTTGGATTTTGGGTCGGACAAGACGGTTTCTAATAATACGTTTCTCATTACGCTCCCAACCAACAACGCATCCGATGCGTTGATCCGGTCATCTAACTGAGGCATACATGCTAGTTAACACGATTCACGGCGAGATGGACGACTCCCTTCTAGAAAAAAGAGAGGGTTCGTTGGACAACGATATCGAGTTCACCACTTGGACCGAATACTGGCTTGACGATGTGTTGGTTCACCGTTCTGCTCACGTCACTCTCAAAACCGCCCCGGCGCTGTTCGCAGAAGCAGCCGAAATTGCATAAAGGCATATCATGGCAAATACTCAATCAATGTGTACTTCGTTTCTTGGTCAGTTGATGACCGCGAAACACAATTTTGGTGTTGCTCCAATTAGGGCGGCTACCACTGCTGACACGTTTTATGGTGCGTTGCTTCTAGCAAGTGGCACTTTCAACGCTAGTTCTACTGCTTACACGGGTACGGTTGGTTCGTCTACCATGTCGGGTGAAGTTACTGGTACAAACTACACGGCTGGCGGTGTGGCAATCACTAATGCAAACGCGCCTACCGCTACCAACGCATCCACCACTGCCGGAACTGCGTACTGGACTCCCTCTGCTTCGATTATTTATACTAGTGTCACGCTAACTACAGCGTTTGATGGGGTGATGGTTTATAACTATACGCAGGGTTCGGCTGGTAATTATCCTGCTGTGTCAATTCATACGTTTGGTTCGCAAACGATCACGGCTGGTAACTTCACGCTGACGATGCCAACGAACAATACGTCTACCGCACTACTTAGATTGTCAACGACGTAAGGTAAAATGTGGCTCTCGGCTGGGGCAATAATAGCTGGGGGGATAATGGTTGGGGCGGAACCCTCTCAGAAACTGGGACGGTTGCGAGCGGTTATGTTGGCACGGCTGGTGTTAATGTAACTGTAGCCCTGACCGGGGTAACTGCGTCTGGAGTTCTTGGGACCGTAGTTCCAAACTTAAAAGGAGTTGAGGCTTCCGGTTCGGCGGGTACAATTATTGGTGGGGTGGGGTTTACCCTATCCGGTGTAAATGCTAGTGGAGTAGCTGGAACAGTAACAGTTTCTCCGCAAATTGGATTAAGTGGGGTTGTAGGTTCTGGATCGGTTGGTAATGTAGCTTCTGGCGGTACGGTAGTTGCACTTTCTGGGGCGGTTGCTTCTGGGGTTTTAGGAACATTAGTTCCAAATAATTCTCCGGTCGTATCTGTTGGTTGGGGGCAAAACGGTTGGGGGTCAGGTGGTTGGGGCGGCATTATTCAGGGCGGGGTATCTGCATCTGGTAACGTCGGAACGGTCACTCAAGGTAAGCAAGATGTTGCTACAACCGTTCTAGCTACAGGTAGTGTTGGAACTGTAACCTTTGGTCTAAGTGTAAATCTTACCGGTGTTAGTGCTTCTGGAGTGGTTGGAACTGAGGTTCCAGTACCTATTGAAGCCTTAACAACTGTTCTTGCTTCTGGTAGTGTAGGGTCTGTAGGGTTAGGAGATCGGACGTTTGCTCTATCGGGCGTCTCGGCTTCTGGCGATGTTGGCAGTGTAGTTAATGTAGTATCCAAAGCGTTAAGCGGAGTAGTAGCAACTGGTAATGTAGGAACTATACAACCCGGAAAAACTGTAAATATTACTAGCGGTGTGCTGGCTAGTGGTGCAGTTGGAACGGTAGTGCCGGTTAAGAGTTTTTCGCTAACTGGGGTTTTGGGTAACGGAGCAGTTGGAAACGTGGGCTTTTACTACTGGTCAGTTATTGATGATACGCAGACTCCAAATTGGACTGGAATAAACGACACTCAGACGCCAAACTGGACATTGATTACGACGTTTTAAGGGCTAGAAATGGCAACTGTTAATTACACCGATAGCCTCGGACTTGCGCTTCCCACTACGGGAGATTTGTCCGGGCAGTGGGGCGATACAGTCAATAACTACATATCGACCTACATCGACACGGCGGTCGCAGGGTCACTTGCAGTTTCATTGACGGGCAACTTGACGTTGACTAAAACCACGGGTTCTACCCTTGGATCTTCGTCTTCCCAGTATGCAATACTAAACGTAACGCCTAGTGCTAGTACTTGGACAATTACTGCGCCGGTATTAAGTAAATCCTATATTGTTAATAACTTATCAGGTACGTACACTTTTGTTATTAAAGTATCTGGACAAACGGGCGTAACGATTGCAACGTCTGAAAAATGTATTGTTGCGTACAACGGCACGGATTTCGTAAAGATTGCATCGACGGTTGTATCCGCTGCAAGTCTTAGCGGTACTGTGCCAATTGCTAACGGCGGCACAAACGGAACAGCCACCCCAACCGCAGGGGGTATTAGTTACGGAACAAGTACTGCGTATGCCTTTACAAGCGCGGGTACTTCGGGACAGCCTTTAATTTCCGCAGGGGCAAGCGCACCTGCGTTTGGTAATTTATCTACCGCCGCTGGGGGCACGGGTCTATCAGGAGCAACTCCGTTCACTTCTAACGGTATTGTTTACGCCAGCAGTGCCAGTGCCTTAGCAAGTGGATCTGGGCTGACATTTGACGGAACCAATTTTCTGACCACTGGCAGTGCGACTGCCACTAGGTTTGTACCTTCTGGCTCTACCGTTGCTACCAACGGAATGTATTTGTCCACCACAAATACGCTGAACTTTTCAACCAACTCAACCAACCGATTGACGCTTACTTCGGCGGGATACACCCAACCAGTGGCTTATGCGGACACGGTAGTTGCGTTGGGTAACACGGGCACGGCACAGACCATCACTTGCACCAGTGGCAACGTCTTCACGGCCACGCTGACTGGTAACTGCACCTTTACGCTGTCCGCTCCGATTGCAACAGGGTCATCTTCGTTTACACTTATACTTACGAACGACGCAACTGCATCAAGAACGGTGGCATGGTCTGGCGGCACATTCAAATTTCCCAACGGATCAGCTTCTCTTTCGCGCACGACTGCTGCTAACGGTGTGGATGTCTGGGTCTTCTTCACCCCGGACGGCGGTACGACGTGGTACGGCAACATCTCAATGAAGAACATGTCCACTTAATTTAGGAGTCTGAAATGGATTTTACCCCCGAACAACAAGCCGCGATTGATGTTGAAGTTGCTCGTCAAGTAGCAACTTCACAAGCTGCACAACAGGCGCAAACCGCATTCATGGCGCAGCAACACGCGAATAACATGGAAGTGCAAACCGCCCAAGCTACTGCACAAGCAGCACTACAAGCTGCTCAATTTGCATCTCAAGCTGAATTGCAGGCCAAACAAGCCAAACTTTCTGCGGTTCAACTAGCTCAGAGTACGTTGATCGCCAATCGTAACAACCAGCCGGTTGAAGCACGGGAAATTTCCTCCGCTGACATTACAGCGTATGCTGAATCACTTGTAGCTTACGTCAACGGTTAAGCCTAATGCAATATGTACTAACGCCCCATTCTCGACCAATTAGTCCGTATGTTTGGTGGGAGGGGGCGTTTAACGAGCAACAACTTACTTGGCTACAAAATAAAGCTAAAGAATCTAAACAAGACGCTTATGTAGATAACGGGCACGGTGTAGGAGAAGTTAACTCAAATGTTCGACGTTCTCAATTAAGTTGGATTTCAAATGAGCCTGAAACACGTTGGGTATTTGAAAAACTTGGATTTGTTGCTTCAAGGTTAAACGCCAACCATTTTAATTTTAATTTAACCGGATTTGGCGAACCATTGCAACTTACTCATTATGACCAATCCGAAAATGGAATGTATGGGTGGCATCAAGATTATGGTGGTGAAGTAAGTCGCAAACTTTCTTTGGTACTACAGTTATCTGACCCTTCTGAATACGAAGGAGGTAACTTACAAGTATTTGTTGGTGGGGAACCACAAAACACCAAGAAACAACGTGGACTTGTAGTGGCGTTTCCATCTTATATTTTACACCAAGTAACTCCCGTAACTCAAGGTAATCGCCAATCACTAGTTGCTTGGGTATCAGGGCCACAGTTTAAATGAAAGTAGAACACAAAGATTTTATCGCCACTTATACCGGGGTGTATCCGGATGGATACTGCCAGCACTTGATAAACGAGTTTGAACGTCTTGCAAATAATGGTGCCGGGTCAAATCGACAAAACAGTGAAAAAGCACCTTCTCATATTAAAAACGACTATCAGATTATGTTAAATATTGGAGTCCACGATGCCGGAAAATTTGAAGGTAAAGACCCTATAGATATGTTTTTTAACGGTCTTCAAGCGTGTTATGAAGACTACACTAACAATTTTTCCGTATTAAAAGAAGCCAAGATTCGTGGCACTGTAATGAAGATGCAGCGCACAGATCCCGGTGGTGGGTACCATATATGGCACGGAGAGCAGGGTAACGGAAAAGCGTCCGAAAGAGTTCTTGTATACATGCTGTATTTGAACAGCCTTAAACCGGAATCTGCCGGAGAAACCGAGTTTTTGTATCAAAGAACTAGACTCAACCCCGTTGAAAATACAATGGTGCTTTGGCCCGCCGCATATACCCACGCCCATCGAGGCAACACTGTATTTGGAAACACCAGCAAGTACATTGTTACTGGCTGGTTTTTTTATGATTAAGGACTAGTCATGCCAGCAGGTACTCCTAAAGTTGCAATATTTGGTGGTGCGCTGACCCCAGCAGGAAGCCAGACCTTTAATACATCAGGTACTTTTAGTGTTCCCACTGGAATTACAAAAGTTTATGTGACCGGCAAGGGTGGACCCGGAAGCGCCGGAAATTCGGGTACGGGTGGGACAGGAGGTAACGCTGGAAACCCCGGAAATGCGGGTAATACTGGTAATGGTGCCGGTGGTGGTTCGGGCGGAAGTCAGCTATATGTTTATTACACTTTTTGTTTTTGCCCTTGTGGGGCAGGGTTTCAAACATGGCGTTGCCAATATCCTACGTATACTGGGGGCTATGGGGGTGCCGGTGCTCCGGGAGGGGGATCTCAGTATAACTCCGGAACTTCGGGGAATTCGGGTACCTCCGGAAGCGCGGGAAATCCGGGTAATCCCGGAAATGCGGGAAGTCCGGGTAATTCTGGTAGCGCAGGGAGCGCATCTACTGCAATAGGGCAAACCTTTCCGGGTGGCTCGGGGGGCAATGGGGGTAGCGCGGGGGGATCGGGCAATACTGGTACTGCTGGTGCCGCTGGTCCGGCGGGTTCGGGCGGAAGTGGGGGTTACCAAGGCACTCAGATAGCTGCATGTGCTTACCCGGGTTGCCCTGTCTTCTATAATTTCCAATACGGAGGGTATGCAGGGAATGGGGCCGGAAGTGGCGGTACCTCCTACGGTTATAATGGCACTTTATCGCAATTATATAATGGCTATCAAAACGCCGGTCTTGGTGGTGGTGGTGGGGCGGGTACTAATGGAGATGGAAGTCCCTCCCCAGTCGTAAATTATGTTTTTGCCGGATCTGGGGTAAATACTCCTTCGCATCCTTGGACCGGCGGCCCCGGGGGATCTTGTGGTGGTGGTCCGGGGGGCACTAGATTTTCTGGATATTATGGACCTCCTTGGAATGTTTATGGTACTCCTGCAAGCCCCGGTTATCCACGAGCAGGGGGTGGTGGAGGTGGGGGCGGTGCAGGTAATGGTGGTGCCGGAACTACTGGGGGTGGTGGAGGTGGAAGAGGTCAAGCTAGTAGTGGAGGCGGGGCAGGAACGGCTGGAAACACTGGAAATCCCGGTGGCGCTGGCAATCCCGGTTCCGCAGCTAATCCCTCTACAGTAAACTGCATATCAGTCACTCCGGCGGGATCATACCCAATTGTTGTCCCGACTGGGGGTCAAGTTATAGTTGGATGGAATGCACAATGATGAATAAAGCTCTTCAAAAACGACTTAAAACATTAGACGAAGAAAGACTTCTTCGGGATTTTGAAGCCAACAAAAATCGGGCACGGTCGGTAATGGTTGGCACAAGTTTTGGTGGGGTTACTGAGGTTTCAATGAGAGCAGACGACGGTCGTTCTCTTTGGGCGGTTATGCAGCCCGTGGAAGTCACGGAACTCATCCACCAACTTGCTGCTAATATTGGGTGTCATCTTCAACTTACCCCAAGAGATGATTTTGCCAGTTGGCGAAATTGGCGGGTGACTGAACATCAACATAAACACTTACAAGGTCACCCCTCGTTTCCAAATGATATGGAACCGCACATGAAAGTGGGTACAGATAAATTTTCTCTTGAAGACCAGCGTCGGGCAGATAGTTTTTTTCCGCCCGAAATGACAAGAAACGAACGTGAAATGGAGTTAGAAAATGTTTTGGCAGCTCAAAAAGATATCGACCGGCGAACCATTGAACAGTCCCCAACCCCTACCTGAAAACTGGGGGCCAATTTTTGGGATGTCTGGTTTTATTGACCAGATCGGTGACCTGTCGTTTGTGGGTATTGAAGACCAAGGTTGGTTTCAGGTTGAGGGCTATGCACCTGTTGCACCACCTGTATCTACTCCCGCTGAGTTAGCATGGAACCAAGCCAAGTCTCTTTTGGCTGCATCAGACTGGTCGATGCTTCCAGATGTACCGTTGACCAAGGGCGATAAGTTGTTGTGGCAAGCCTATCGTAAAGCACTACGTGAAGTTCGTCTTCAGGTTGGATTCCCTGACAACATCAATTGGCCGATCAAACCTTGAACGACGAAATTAACCAAGCGTTCTATTTTCCGTCTGCTGTTTACACTAAAAACAAGCCGGAATTCGTGGACATCGTGAAAGCGGTGTCTTACGAGTCTTTTGCCCAACTACCCAAAGACGTAAACGAAATCTATCCAGTTCGCATGAGCCACGATTTAAGCGGCGATGCTAGGCTGGCAGATTTTTCGCAGTATGTTTTGCAAACCGCTTGGAACATTCTTGGGCAACAGGGTTACGCTAATGCCAACCTGAATACGTTTTTTACCGGGGTTTGGACGCAAGAGCACCATAAACACTCGTTGATGGAGCAGCACGTTCACGGCGGGATGGATCAACTGGTTGGGTTTTACTTCCTCGACTGTCCAACTGATTGCTCAAGAGTCTTGTTTCATGATCCTCGCCCCGGTAAAGTACAAATCAACTTGCCAGAAGCAAACATGGCAGAAGCAACGTACGGCAGCAACATGATTAACTTTGCCCCTGAACCGGGGCTGTTGATGTTTTCAAACGCATGGTTACCCCATTCGTTTGGTCGACACGCTGCTAACGAGCCGTTAACTTTTGTGCATTTCAACATTGGCGTGCAGTTTGCACAGACCTGCTGTCCGCCACAAGCTGAAGTAATTTGAACAAGTACCTCATCCGATTCAACAAAAGCCGTGGGCAACCGGGACGGGGTACGATGGAGCATGTGTGGCGAGTGTTTGAGAACGACAAGGAATACTTGTTTAAGCACTTCAAGCTAGAGGTACCCGCTGAAAGTGAAATGTCGGCGGGGCCTGATTGGAACATAGCCTGTCATGGGTACATGACAATTGACCGCGAAACTTCTACGGCCACAATAAAGAGCGATTAATGTTTTTTTGGTTTAAAAAGAAAGAAATTGTTCTTGATTGTTTTACAGCCTCTTCATTGGCATACGAGCACGCAAGACCAGATTTTGCATATAAGTTTTTTCCTGAATGGTTTGTTAAACTTCCAAAAGGTATAAAAAACGAATCAAATGAACTTGTTGGTAGGACAATTAAAGAATGTAGAGGGTTTAAAAGATATTACACGGCTAATACCATAATAATCCCTTGTCCTTACCACATTAAAATTGATGTCGGCACAATAGAACAAAAAGCATTTAATTGGAAAATACAACATCTAAGTGATCAAATTAATATTCATGGGCCTAATCAATTTACGGGTTTTGTTACAGATGACTATCAACACGCAAAAATAAACAGCGTGTGGAGATTTAAAACAAATAAATTTGTAGAATTTATATGGGGCGACCCTATTTGGAATAGAAGCAATTTACTAGACTATACAATATTACCCGCAGTAATTGATTTTAAATACCAAGAAGCAGCCGCTATTAATTTATTTTTTCAATATAAAAAAGACCCATATGAAATCTCATTTAATCTTGGAGACCCTTTAGTTCATTTAGCCCCTCTTTCAGATTATAAAATAAAAATTGCTTACCATCAAATGGACCCCCAAGAAAATTTAGCATATACTTTTTTATGTAATAAATTTAGTAAAACAGATTTACGATACCCATCTAACAAAAAAGTAATAGACGCCACGGACAAACGTAACGCAATGACCCGTTGCCCTTTCCATTTGAGGTAATCATGACTGAGAAGCTGGAGGCCAAATCTCAACTCATTGAGAAAACGGCTTTTGCCGTCTTACCAATTTTGTTCACGTGCGTTGTGTATCTGATGTCGTCGCTGGACAAACTTAGCCACGATGTGACGGTCCTGAATGCCAAAATCAGTCTGGTGGTCACATCAGACAACAAGCAAGCCGCCAACTCCGGGGCTGAACTGGCGCGAGAAAAACTGCGACAGGATCTTGAGAAACAGATCCACGAGAACCGGGAACTGATTCACATTAACCGTGAGCGCATTGTAATTCTCGAAGAACGGATGGCGAGGAA